TCATGTGGTATCCCGGCGTGGTAGATTTCGCGGAAACGTCCTGCGTTGCAGCCATCGAGGCGCAAGCGTGTGGGACGCCGTTTGTGGGCAGCTACAAGGGCGCACTGCCAGAGACGGTGCCACACGGCACGCTGATTGCGGGTGATGCCGACAGTGCGGAGTATCAGGCGCAAAGCGTCAAGGCCGTCGTGGACATCCTGACGGGCGGCACCACTGCCGACGCCGTTCAGGCGGGGCTGCGGCATGTGCAGCACTACACCTTTGATGCCATCGCCCAGGAATGGGAAGCCCGTATTGACGCGCTGATACAGCAGCGGCTGGCGACACAGGGGCCGCAGATGCTGGCGCAGCTGCTTCACGAAGACGAACACTGCGCGGCACAGGTACTGGCTGACCGACTCGGTGATGTCTCCGCAGCAGCCTGGTGCCAGCATGTAATGGACGGCAAGGATCAAGGCGCGGAGGACTACGCGGCACGGGCAATGGACACGCAGTTTGAACTGCGGAACAACCTGCGCATCCAGCCGGTGGTCGGTGCCCTGAACGGCGCACAGCGCGTACTGGACATTGCCTGTGGAAACGGCACCTTTGCCGTCGCGCTGGCCCTCGCCAACCCGACGCGACAGGTCGTCGGGATTGACTATGCGCCCGAGAACATAGCCGCTGCGGAAGCCGCTGCACGGGAACTGGGTGTGGACGACCGCTGCACGTTCTTGATCGGCGCGGTGTATGACTATGCCACCCATCAGGCTGACCCGCAGACGCTCGAGCGGTTACGTGCGTATGGGCCGTTCGATGGGGTCTTCATTGGCGAGTTCCTCGAACATATAGCCAACGTCTCGGGCTTCCTCTCCTCGACCGCTGGTCTGGGACAGCGGGATGCTCGCATCGTGTGTACGATGCCCGCTGGCCCATTCGGGGAACTCGCCAGTAAAGACATTCCGCTCAAGCGTGGGCATGTCCACCATTACCAGCCCGATGACCTGGAAGCCATCTTTGGGACACAGCGTGACCTGGCAGTCTCGCTGCTTGACCTCGGCATCAGTCCACGCGGCAACCGGCTGGGACATTGGATTGTGGCCTGCGTACTGAGCGGACAGCCGTTTGGCTCACGCAATCTTGACGACACGATCTGGCGGGTGCGTCCAAAGCAGGGACTGTCGGTCGGCATTCTGGCGGGCGAAACCATCGACCTGCGGCGGTGTCTGGAGTCAATCTGGGCGATTGCTGACGAGATTATTCTGGCAGACACGGGCATTGGAGCCGACGCGCTGTCCCCGATTCTGGCAGAGTATCCACGCACCAGGCGCATTGAAGTCGGCTCGGTCATTGCACTGCGCGGCGGGTTTGCTGAGGCGCGGAACCAAACACTGGCAGCGGCACGAGAGCCGTGGTTTCTGTGGATCGACAGTGACGAGCGGCTGATGCATCCGCACGCCCTGTGTCGGTATCTGGAAGGCACCGTGTTTCAGGGCTACGGTATCAAACAGAACCATCTCCAGTTGGACATGCCGCTGACCTTTGACACGCCGATCCGCGTGTTTCGGAAGCAACCGAGCATCGAGTTCTATGGGTGCGTCCATGAGCAGCCGCAGCAGGGCGATTGCAACGGCGATATTACGCCCGCCCTGCAACTGCATGATGTGCAGATCGCGCATACGGGCTACCTGACGGAGGACATCCGACGCCAGAAGGCCATTAGCCGCAATCTGCCGCTACTGGTGCGTGACGGGGAGGTCTTTCCTGACCGACGACTCCACCAGTTGTTGGTGCTGCGCGACCACCTGAACCTGTCTACGTGGTCTACTGAACAGCACGGGCAGACGACTACGCAGGGCTATGCCCACTTGCGGAAGGTGGTCGAGCTGTTTGAAACGCACTTTAGCGACCCGGCAGACAAGTATTACCCGCTGGCCTACCCGTTCTATGAGCAGGCCGTCAAGCGAGTGCAGGGCGCAATGGAAGTGGAAGTGGCCTTTGCCGCCCAGACACAAGGGCTAAAGGGCCACGCGAAGCCAGAACGGGTGTGGGTGCGGCACGCTGGGCAGATTCCCGCGCTGCTGGCGCAAAAACAGGCCGAGTGGCTCAAGCTGTTTGAGCCGCCGCCGTCACTAGATGTGGAGCCGCTATGAGTGTCTGGTTTCCCAACGACGTGGTGTTCGATAGCGACCTTGAGGCCTACGAGCAGACCATTCTGACGCAATTTGGACAGACCGCCTGGCAGGTCAAGCGGAAAAAAGCTCTGGAGGACTGGGCATTTCCAACACTAGCGAAGGCCGGGTTTGTGCCCGAACGTCTGCGGACGCGCTATGCCCCGGCAAAAGTCTGGGGACTGACCGGCGGCGCGTATACCGATTACACCTCGCAGGCGACGACCGCCAATGCCGCCACCATCCCTCTGGCAACGGTGTTCACGAATCATGCAACTGACCACCTGCTGGTCGGCGCACCGTTTCAGTTTCGGGGCTTGTCGATTCGCATGCTGGATCAGGTCAGTAACACGAACGGCACCCTGACCGTCCAGGTCTGGGCGGATGCTTGGACAAGCGTGACGACGCTAAACGAGACGCAGTTCCTTAACAACAAGCCCTTCAGCCGGGGCGGCGATGTGCGTTGGGTGATGCCGCAAGACTGGGTGACCCGCACTCTGAACGGCTCGGCTCCGCTGTATTGGGCGCGTATCACGCTGACCTCTACACCTGCGGGCGCGTTTGCTGGGCAGATTGGCTGCATTCGTGGCACGGCCTTGACCGGCCCGGTGACGCTGCGAACGCTGGGCCTAATTTTCCGCGAAGCGCAGACAATGCAGGGCGGCCCGTGGCAGGAAAAGGCCGACGCCTACCTGCGGGACGCGGACGAAGCCATGCAGGGCGCACTGCTCTTAGTGGCTCGAGATTTCGACACCATCACCGTAGACGACCAGATCGACAGTGCCGAGGCCGCGCAGACGGCAGGCGATGTCACGGCTGGCGCGTCGAGTTTCGGATGGAATCGAGCGTAACCGATGGCAACAACGCCAGATGTGCTGCTCAATCGTGTGCGGTCACTCATGGTGGCGGCTCCGTTTAGCTATGTGGAAGCCGTCAGCAGTGAAGACTTCATGTTTCAGGGGTCAGGCAGCAGCGATGCCCGATTCCGCGTGAAGATGAGTGGCGGCACCAGCCTCGGCGGGTTTGCGTATTCGGAAGACCGCACGGATGTGTTGGAGTTCGAACTGTCGCGGCATATTGCTGCGGACTATGTCGCCACTCACAAGACGCTTGTGCGGGATTGCAACAGTGTGACCGCAGCGATTGTCAGGGACGGGCATCAGACCTCGGGGCTGTATGCCGTGCCAGACAATGGTCGCACCTGGGATGTGGTGGCTCCGGCAGGCGCGTCGTATCTGACGTTGCGGCTGACGGTGCCGCTAAATTACGAAACACAGGTCTAGGAGACGACCATTATGGCAGGAGTCACCGGTAGAGAAGCCCGCGCTGCATTTGCTAAGTTCGCCACGAATTCGTGGGGCACGGCGGCGAGTGTGACCAAGGGCATTTATTTCACCTCAGACGGCGGGGCGCGGTTTGCGCCACAGCGCGTCAATGATGAGGCGTTTGGACAGACATTCTATGGACGCGGCGATCAGGGCGACACCTCAGCGCAGGACATTACGCTGACCGGGCGCGACCGCTACGCGGATCATCAGTACATTCTGGAAGCACTGGCGATGGGGTCACCAACAGCGGTCACCATCAGCAGCAGTGCGTCAGGCCAGACGACCTCTTGGCAGCACATCATCAATCTGGCCCCGTCAATTGACGGGCTGGGCGTCACGCTGGCTTTTGACAAGGTGCAGTTCGTCGATGAACTGACTGCGGCAAAGGTGTACGGCTTCTCAAAGACCGTGGGCGATTCGGGCGTGATGGATAACACGTTCCAGTTCATGGGCAACAAGATGACCGACATCAGCTCGACGAACACGCGCAGTACCGTCAATGGCGCGACGTTCCCTGCGCTGGATAACCGCGTCTTCCGCAAGCAGGGGACGTTCCGCATGAACGTGCAGGCGGCGGGGTCGCTGGTGGCAGGCGATGCCATCAACCTCGAAGGCTTTACCTTTGAATTCAGCC